TATGTTATATAAGTTGATTGGTGGAACCGTCATTACATAATTTCCTCACTCAAGTAAAGAACATCACCGCCAAAACTAGGCTGTACCATGATCTCACAATACACATCATCATCAGTTTCTTGCTCGAATTTGATATAATATCCTAATGTGCCAGTAATCCATATATCAGGATCTGTAGCATAACGTCTGATGCTATTCAACATTCGTTCAGCATAGAATTCAGGTTCATGATTAAAATATGGATTGTTCTCTGCCAAGTATTCTGATGCTGCTATAAGTTGTTTGATGTTATAATGAACCTTCATTGTTAAAATCTCCTTTGTTGTTTTAAAACTAATTTAACCACACTTCGTACTATTGCAGTCCTTGCACATGAAACATCCTTCTGAAAAGACCACGTTCGAACTGCCACAGGCTTCACATTTCACACCTTCTGCCTTCTCTCCCTCTTTAATGTATTGTGATAGGAACTTCTTGATTTGAAACAAGAAAGATCCTACAAACACATCTTCCATCTTGTTCAATTCAGCAACAATGTTCTTGATGGACACTCTGTGTCTGAGAAGTAGTGAGATGGTGCGCGTTAGCTTGCTAACGTTGTTATCGTGTTCAACTTTTGTAAGCAAATCGATAACATGATCCTCCAAGATTCCTTTCTTTCTAGCTAATGCAATCAATCGATCCACCGCGTCACTGGTTTGTGCTGATTTTTCATAATGATTAGTAGAGCAAAATAGAGCAAAAGGTTCTTCAGAATCAGGATGATATGCCACAGTAAGATACCATTTCTTGCCCTCTGCACGAAGAGTTTTCATTCGTGCAGGGACATCATCAGGCAACTTTACGTCAGTAACAAGTACTTTCTCACCGTTTTGATCGACAATCTCGTACTTGATGATTTTTCCTGCTAGTTGTTTAGAATTTGCCAAAATAATTCTCCTTCAATGCATCGTATAGGTTTGCTGCTGAATGTTCTTCGCCATCATACATGATCTTTTCGTTTCCTGCAACCTCAATAACCTCTCCTTCGTCNGTTGTGAAACGATAGATNGTTTTCTTAAGNTTNTCTTCTGTAACCAGAACTCCTTGAAAAGCTGCCGGATTGAACCGGAATGTGGTGCAACCCTTTAGTCCTTTTGAATAAGCATAGGTATAGATATCCTTGAACTCCTCAAACGGGGTATCAGTTGGGACATTGATGGTCTTGCTGATAGATGAATCACACCATTTTTGGGCTGCTGCTTGAATATCAACATGAGCTTTCGGTTTGATGTTGTCTGACGTTGAGAAAAATTCTGGAACATCGTCATTGCCAGTGATGTGCTTCCACAACAACATCTCATAAGAATAGACATCAACAGCTTCTTTGCTCTTCTTTCCTTCCTTGATAACGTTCCTAGTATACTTGTGAGAGAAAGAAGGTTCAATACCGTTGCTTACATTGTTATTAACAGAGAGACTGATTGTTCCTGTTGGTGCAATGCTTGTAGCATGAGTATACCGGCATCCATGTTCTAGTGCGCGTTCTTTTAGTGTTGGGTCTGCTTTCCAGATTCGTTTCATAAATTTGCTCTTGATCCATGCTTTACGGTTATCCATGTCCCCTAATAGTGGGGCTGGTCCTTTTTCTTCAGCAAGATCAATTCCTGCACGATATCCTTCAATAGCCATTGTTTTTGCTACATCTTCTGTGAATTCAACAGATTCTTTTGATCCGTATTCCATCCCAAGAAGAGAAAGAGTTGTCCCCAATCCAAGAAAGCCCATTCCATGACGGCGCTTGTTTTCAATTTCTCTACGCTGTCCTTCCAATGGAAGACCATTGAGTTCAACGACATTATCCAACATGCGCGAAAACACACGCACAACCTCAGCATACGTGTCAAAATCAAATTCTGCGTGATCAGAGAAAGGATTGATTACAAATTTGGCAAGATTGATAGACCCAAGAAGACAACTTCCTTCTGGTGGCAACGGTTGTTCGCCACATGGATTGGTCGCTCTGATTTGTTCACAGAAATAGTTGTTGTTCATTTCATTGATGCGATCAATAAGTAGAAATCCGGGTTCAGCGAAATCGTAGGTGGATTTCATGATAGTGTCCCACAGTTCCTTGGCTTTGATTGTCTTATAGACCTTAAACAACATCATATCACCGTCTAGGATATAATCCATTTCTTCACAATAAGCACGTTCCCATGGAATCGGTTTCCAAACGGTTTCATTCTTTTTCACAATGCCCTTTTCAAGTTCTTTAGGACGAACAGGGAATCTTAGATCCCAATTGGAATCATTCTTGACTGCTTCCATGAATTCATCATCAATCAAAAGAGAACAATTGAACTGTCTGAATCGTCCATCTTCGCGCTTTGCTACAATAAAGGCTTCAACATCAGGATGCCATACAGCAAAAGTTGCCATCTGCGCCCCTCGTCTTCCTCCAGCAGATGCCACTGTGAAGCACATAGAGTCAAAAATATCCATGAATGATAGTGAGCCAGAGGTATAGGCTCCCGCGCCCGATACGAAGGCTCCACGGGGCCTCAATGTGCTAAATTCGTAGCCGATACCGCACCCAGCGGCGAGAGTCAAGCCAGCATCAAGATTTGCTTCTAGAATTCCCTTCATAGAATCCTTCACAATTTGACTGACGGTACAGTTAATAGTTGAAACACTAGGCTTGTGTTCTTCTGCACCAGCATTACTCATAATGCGACCAGCAGGAGTGGCACCCATATTCAATGCCCACAAGAACCTTTCATACCATTCTGGTTCACTTCTTGATAGGGCTTTAGCAACACGTTTAAATGTGTCGCTGACGGTCAAGTCAACGGGTTCTTGTTTTTCATTTTTTAGTTGGTATTTCTGTTGCCAGATTTCATACGAAGTTGGCTGAAGTTCCATTTCTGTTAAGCTTGGCTTCCATTCATAATTCGTTTGGGAAGTATCGGAAATTTGATTCTCAGTTAGCATTTTGTCATTGTCTCCTATTTTCTCTAGACGTAACTTTCCCTCTTGTGGTGGTTAAAAGGGTGAGGATTCTTATTTAGCAAATGTTGTCATTGTAACAACCGAAACCAATATTGGCAATCCGGCTATAATAAGGAATACGATTAAGCACAATAAACAAGTCTTTGTTATCTCTCGTTTATCACAAGTTTGACATAGTTTTTGTAACATTTTTAGTATCACCAAAAGACAAAAAATGACCCCCAGTTAGTGGGGGTCACAAAAGAGAGCAAGAAGTTATCCCTGCTTGGCTTTCATTAGCCGTTCTCGAAGACTTCCGGCACTCGGCCTTTCTTTCTTCTCGGGTTCTGGATCAGGCTCAGACTCTTCGTTCTGCTCCTGTTCCTGATCGCCATCATCTTCTTGCTCTTCCTTCTTATTTCTAGCAAGTTTGCTAGCAAGTTTAGCTTTTGGACTGGCTTTTTCTTCTGCCTTTCCTTTGCTTTCCTTGGTATCAACATCATATCCAAACTCTTCAATGATTGGAAGAGCCTTATCGAGCCACTCTTGAACTTCGTCGGTTGTGGACGGTGCAGGAATGATATCAAGATCATTGTAATCATACTGCTCAACCTTTAGATCTTCAAAGAATTCAAGATCTTCATCAGTGACCGTTTCACGAGCGAAGTAAGAAGCATCATATGCAGCCTGACCTCCTTGATTCTTGGTCTTTTTGATGACGAATGGAGTAGAAGTAAGTTCTGATTCGTCTACTTGGCTTTCTACAATAGCCTCTTTGATAGCAGTCCTGATTCCATAAGGAACGTACATCAGTTTGACTTGATTACCATCCGGGGATTCTTGAATCTCAACAGGGGAATCGAGAACCAATACCGACATGATAGTGTATTCACGACCAAACCAACGCTTGGCTTCATTTCGATATTCGATATCACCCGTTTCTCTTTCCATATCCAACAGTGAGAATCCGTGTTGACACGCAGGGCATTCTTCACCAGAAGAAGTATACGCGCAGTTGACGGTGCCGACTTTACGATTCTTCAGATTGGGACCGTGGAGTTTAAACTCTTTCCAGAGATCTCCATTGGCATCAGGGATGATAAGAACCTTCATTTTCTCATTGAATTTGAGATCGTAGTAGTTAAGGAATCGAGTATCCTTTCCTTTGTTAGCTTCGTTCTCAAGATCCTTCTTGATGGTTCCTTTCATTTTGAGGTTGAGTTTGTTTTTCAGATTTGACATATTTTGTCTCCAGTTAACATTTAGTTTACATTTAGCTTAAGGTTTAGTTTATCACACGAGTTTAAGTTATGCAACAGGGGCCACGATTATCGAATAATCTCCTACACTAAACACCGCAATTCCGTGTTCAGTTACAGAGAACTTTGCAATAGCATCATTATCCTGTTCCACTGATTTTTTCAGTACTTTCAAATAGGGTAAAACTTCCCATGAAGACTTGGAGAAATCAGAAACTCCGGTTCCTTCACATGACCGTTCATCAGTGAAGGTATCATCTTCTCCATCAAAGATCGAGATCTTCATCTTCTCATCAGTGACAGATAGACTAATGGTTCTCTCAGCTTTCGCGCCAGTATACGACATGGAGGTAATTACTTGAGAGATATAATCTACAAAGTCTTTTTCCAGTTCAATCTTGTTATCAGAATCCAAGTTTCCCGGAATCTTCTTAGGTACAGCAAGATGAGTAGGATCAGCACATTTGTAAGAAGCTTTCTTTCTTCCTTGCTTGATCGTTACATTATTTATCAGCTTTTTATCATCGGTTGTTTCGATCTTGGCTTTGTCGGGATCGAACAAATCCAGCCGAGATAACAACGCTCTAACGCTCATCAGACCCATTGGGAGGTCACTCACAGCGTCATCGACTTCATCATATATGATGATGTTGCGTTCTTTGTTAGCGCCTCTCAGACGGGTTCTCTGTGGGTCAATTGGTTCAATCACCAATTCTTCAATCCCCACTCCTGCAACAATCTCCAGTATTTCTTTCAGTTTAACAAAATCCATCAGGGTTCTCCTTTACAGTGTTTCTACTTCGCTCAAATGATACGGGTTAGCATCTTTTTGAATAATCAAAATTTTATTGATTTGAGGGTTATTATGCATCATCTGAATGAACTTGTCAAATGTTGGACGAGACTGCCATACCACAGGAGTCGTATACTGGAAGTCTAGTCGATTCCCTAAGAGAATACAACCATCCGTATTTTTTACATAATTTCCTTGGTGAAAGATGATATTGGAGCGTCCTTCTACATTCATTAACTCATATGAGAACGTGTGGTCATTCATAGTCAATCGAGAAACCAGTGGAGATTCACGAAAGAGAAGCGAATAGATTCCTTCAGGAACACACGAT